CGGCGCAATCGCAACTAAGGTTGCTGCTGGCGCATTCAAGAACAACAAGGCGTAAGCCCACTAAGTCGCTGAGAGGGGGCATAGCCCTTGCCCCCTCTTGGTCTTTAGAAAGGAATTGGAATGTCACTCTGCACAGTAGCTGAACTCAAGAGCGTTCTCGGCGTTGGCTCGCTGTACCCAGATGCAACAATTCAGGAAGTCTGCGATGCATCAGATGCAGTGCTACTCCCAATGCTTTGGGCAGATACTCATTTCAACACAGAACACAGCAACACCACCACAGTAGGCACTCTTTATTTTGACACACTTGTAAAAAATACATTTTATGTAGGTCAAACGGTTGTTGTAACTAACAACAAATCCCATCTAAATGGATCAAAGACAATTACAGTCGTTGACGATTATTCAATCTCTTATGCAATAACAGGCACACCAGCAGCTGAGCCACGCCATGCGGTCAGGCCTTATGGCACAGTAACAATTAGTCCATCAACAGATTGGACAGCCGACATGGCTATCCAGAATGCGGCTCTCATGATAGCTGTCGAGATCTGGCAAGCGAGAACCAGCACTTTAACTGGTTCTAACTCCGTAGATTTCCAGCCCTCACCTTATCGAATGTCAGCACAGCTGCTCGCTAAGGTAAGAGGATTGATCGCGCACGCGCTAGACCCTCGCTCAATGGTGGGCTAATGCCAGCATCAGTTACCACTCTACGAACTACCCTGGCAACAGCGTTAGTTGATAACTCACTTTGGCAGACATTCGCGTTTCCGCCAAGCGTTGTATTAGCGAACTCAGTTATCGTAAGCCCAGACGATCCGTATCTTGCGCCAAGCAACAATGCTCGTAACACAGTAAGTCCGCTGGCTAATTTTAAGATTATTATTACAGTGCCTTTATTCGATAACGAAGGCAATCTAAACGGCATTGAAACTAACGTAGTTAGAGTGTTTAACTTATTAGCTGCTAGTTCTTTGACGTATAATGTAGGCAGTGTATCTGCCCCAAGTGTTCTCAATGCTGCATCAGGTGATCTGCTCAGCTGCGAGATGTCCGTATCAATCCTAACAAGTTGGAGTTAACATGTCAGACCTAACACCAGAGGATCTAGCCTTCTTGAAGAAGATTGGTCAGATCACCGATGCACCAGCAAAGCCAGTAACTACTAAGAAGGAAGAAGAATAATCATGGCAATTTTCTTAAATAACAAGGTCGGGTTGAAATTGGCAACGATTAATCTCTCAGACCACGTCACTGCTTTTACACTTAACCGTCAGTCAGATCAGATCGAAGTTACTGCTATGGGCGACACAGCTCACAAGTTCGTCACCGGTCTTTCAGCAGACAGCCTTACAGTGTCATTCCTAAACGACACAGCAGCAGCAAATGTTCTAGCAACACTCCAGGCTGCTTACGGCACAACTATCGCATGGCAAGCAATCCAAGATTCATCAGCTGCTGTATCAGCAACTAACTTGCTTTACTCAGGCACAATCTTGGTTGATAACCTAACAGACATTAACGGCGCGGTTGGCGATGAAGGTATGATGGATCTAACCTTTACTTGCAACAGCAAGACAACAACTGCTTCAACTGGTACTTGGTCATAATCTAACTACTAAAGAAAAGGGCTAAAAGAATGGCAAAGCTAAAGATCACAAGGGCAGATGGCTCTGTATCTGATCATCAGATAACCCCATCGATCGAATACGCATTCGAGGTTTACGCCAAGAAAGGCTTTCATAAAGCCTTCCGTGACGATGAGAAACAGAGTGATGTGTATTGGCTGGCTTGGGAGTGCATTCGCCGTAGCGGTGAAACTGTCAAAATGTTTGGTGCAGATTTCTTGGACACACTTCAAAAAGTGGAAGTCCTCGATGATGACCCGGAATTATAGGGCGTGATTCTTTCACTTACTTAGTCGCGAGATTAAGTCTGGAAACAAAGATCGCGCCTAATGACTTACTCGAACTTGATTCGAGAATGTTTAAGGCTTTATTACAGGCTATGAAAGATCGAAACAAGGAGATGAAAGATGCCAGTCGCAGTAAAGGGCGCAGTCGCACTTCGTAAAGCCTTGAGGCAGTTCACACCTGATTTAGCCAAGCAATTACCTAAAGAAATGGCGATAGCCCTTAAGCCTGTTGTAAAGACAGCTAGGGGCTATGCGCCTTCTGAAAGCCAGATTCTGAGTGGCTGGAAGCCTCGACAAATGGGTGAAGGTAGATTCCCTACCTATAACGCTTCGATGGTCAAGGCTGGCATTGGTTACAAGACAACACCTTCAAAACCTAATCGCCGTGGCTTTAGATCGTTAGCGCGTTTGTTCAATAAGACTGCTGCTGGTGCGATCTATGAAACTGCTGGGCGCAAGACTCCAGGTTCAAGATTCGTGCAGAATCTAAACAGCAAGAATCCATCTGTAATGAAAGGCACTGGCAAGCTAGAAGGTCGTGCGCTTTATCGTGCTTATGAAGAAGATCAAGGCAAAGCCCAAGATGGCGTATTGAAAGCCATTGAAAAAGCAAAGATTAAGTTGAACCAAAGAGCAACGGTGGTTGGATAATGCCAAACATTCTAATTGATTTAGCAGCTGAGTTTACTGGCAAGAAAGCCTTTGATAAGGCTGGCAAGTCCACCACAAGTTTAGAAAAAAGTGTCAAAAGCCTTGGTCGTACATTCGGCGTAACCTTTGGCACTGCTGCTGTATTAGCTTATGGCAAAGCCTCTGTGAAGGCTGCCTCAGAGGATATTAAAGCCCAGAAGCAGTTAGCCTTGGCTCTTAAGAATGTCGGCTTAGAACGCGATGCAGCGACTGCTGAAGGCTATATTCAGAAACTCGAATCTGAGTTTGGCGTAGTCGATGACAAGCTGCGCCCTGCTTATGCTTCCCTAGCGATTGCCACTAAAAACACTGCTGAAACCCAGCGCATTCTTGGCATTGCTTTAGATATTTCAGCAAGCACAGGTAGAGATCTTGAATCCGTAGTAGCCGCGCTAAGCAAGGCCTATTTAGGAAACAACACAAGTTTAGGCAAGTTAGGCGTTGGTATTGCCAAGGCCGATCTAAAGACTAAGTCCTTCAAAGAGATCACAGATCAACTGGCTGTTACCTTTGCTGGTTCTGCTCAGGCTTCTGCTGATTCGTTTGCAGGATCGATTGACAAGTTAAGTATTGCTTCAAACAATGCTAAAGAGATTATTGGTACAAGCCTTATAGGTGCTTTGACATCTTTGGGCAATGACAAGAGCATTGACAATTTAAGCACCAGCATCGAAGGTGCTGCCAAGTCACTGGCTAACTTTATTGATTCTGTTGTTTATCTTAAAGGCCAACTGGCTTCGATACCGGGTGCTGGAATCTTTACATTTTTAGCAAGTGGCTTAGGTGATCTGCTTGGCAGATTTAGCCCACAGCGTTTAGCCGAATTAGTCAAGGCTATCAAGGGATTCCAAGGCATGGGCAATGTTGCCATGACTGGCGGATCTAACATGGATCTTCAAAAGTATGAAGCAAGTCAAAAGAAGTTATTAGCCATTCAAAATAAGAACAATAAAGCAGCAGCTACTGCAAAGACTAAGGCCGATCAGTTAGCAGCTTCTAATGCAGCCAAACTAGCCAAGGCTCAATCAATTTTTGACATCGACAAGATTCAGATCGAAGCCGCGCTTAAAGGCAAGATTACAGATGAAGAAACTCTACGCCTTCAATTACAGCGCGCAATTCTCAATGAAGACTTTGATTTAGCCAATAAATTACAGAAGCAACTAGAAGCCTCACAGCGAGCCACAGCAGCCCTGCAAGGGCAGATTAATACTATCAAGCCGCCAACCAATCCTTTCACTGAAATGCTAACAAGTCTGACAGCAATCGCAGCACTTCTAGGTACAGTAGGCGGTGCGACAGCTATAACTGTTCGTAAGCCAGGTGGTGGAGTGCTTGCTTTAGAGCCTGAGGATCTTGCTCCTGTAATTGAAACTCCAAAAATACCACCAACAAATAAAGTACCAGTTCCAGTTATTGTTGAGCCAACTCCGACAGTGCCAGCGACTAACAACCAATTTGCGGGCCTTGGCGGTATGTCTGATCTATATGGATTCTCACTGCCAAGTTATTTGCAAGGCACTATTCCACAGAATCAAGCACCAGTTACAGTCACTGTAAATGTTGAAGGATCGGTAATTGCTCAACAAGAACTAGTCAAGGTTGTAAACGATGCAGTAGTAACTGCAAACACTCAAGGCTTAAGCGTTACTCGCCCTGGTGGTATTAGGAGTGATGAAGGGTGACAATCCCAGTAATTAACGCCATCATCAACTTTTCAACAGGTGCTGGCTTTGCCTCGCCTATGATTCTTGATTCAGGCGTGTTGGGAGTCAATGCTCTTGCTGACAGCACAGCGGTCACGGTCGATGTATCTAATCAGGTAGATTCGATCAAAACCACGCGCGGTCGCACAGCTCTTTCAGACATATTCCAGACTGGCACAATGAGCCTTCGGATCATTGATCAGAATGGCGACTTTAACCCGATGAACCCAGCAAGTCCTTATTACAACTTGCTAAATCCAATGCGTAAGGTAACTATAACTGCAACTTGGAATGGCACTACTTACCCAATCTTTGCTGGGTACATAACTTCTTATAATACGACTACCCCTCGCGATGTCGGTGAAATTGTTTACACAACCATTCAAGCGGTTGATGGCTTCAGATTATTCCAAAACGCTCAAATAACCACAGTGGCTTCTGCTACAGCTGGTCAAACTACTGGCACTCGCATTGGCAAAATCCTTGATGCGATCGGCTGGCCTTCTGGTATGAGGGACGTTGATTTGGGGCAAACGATTGTCCAGGCAGATCCTGGCACATTAAGAACTTCTTTAGCTGCAATGCAGACAGTCACCAGCACTGAATATGGTTCTTTGTATATGGACGGATTTGGCAACGTAGTTTTCCAAGACCGCCAACTTACTTCATCTAGCGTGGCTGGCACTCCAATTGATTTTAATGACAATGGCACTGGTATCTCATACAACAACGCTTTATGGAAACTTGACGACACGCTGATATTTAACAAGGTCAGCGTTACTCGCACAGGCGGCACAGCTCAGGTAGCGAGCAATCAAGACTCGATCGATAAGTATTTTCTGCACTCATATCAAGAGCAGAACCTTTTGATGGAAACCGACACAGAAGCTCTTGACAATGCTCGAGCATTCTTGGCTTCTAGGCAAGAAACATCGATTCGTTGCGATGCAGTTACTCTGGATCTCTACACTGATAATTACGATGCTGGCATCACTGCCGCTTTGGATCTTGACTTCTTTGATCCAATAACAGTAACCACAACTCAACCGGGTTCATCAACCCTAACCAAGACTTTGCAGGTATTTGGCGTGTCACACGACATCAAGCCAAGTAACTGGAAAACTGTTCTGACCACACTTGAACCAATCATAGATTCGTTTATACTTGATTCAACATTATATGGAGTGCTGGGAACCAGCACCCTTTCTTACTAAGGAGATCAAATGGGAGCACCATTAGGCTTCAAGACATTCGCCACAGGTGATGTTCTCACAGCCGCAGACACAAACGGATACCTCATGCAGGGAGTCTGGACATTTGCTTCAGCTGCTGCTCGCGATGCGGCTGTAACTAGCCCACAAGAAGGCAATTTTTGCTATCTTAAAGATACAAATGTTACACAGTATTATTCAGGTTCAGCATGGACAGCAGTTGGCGGTTCTACACCTACATTCGTGGGTGCGAACGCTACTAAGACTGCTAACCAATCTTTAGCAAATGCTACTTTAACTGCAGTTACATTTGATGGTACTGACATTTTAGATAGCAATAGTTTTCACAATCCTTCATCGAACAATACAAGGATGACAATTCCAACAGGTTATGATGGTAAGTATTTAATTCAAGCAACTGTAGAATTTGCTTCAAATACAACAGGCGGCCGAGAACTTCAAATTTACAAAAATGGTACAACAGTTTTGCAATACGTTACAACGGATGCAGAGGGCTCATTAACTATTGCCATTTCGGGAACTTTTGGTTTAGTCGCCACCGATTATGTTGAAATCAGAGCTTATCAATCATCAGGCGGTGCGCTTGATATTTGGGCAACTAACAGCGGTTATACAAACGCTACTTCATTTCAAGTCACTTATTTAGGAGCATAAAAATGAGTTTATATGATGAGATTATTGCGGTTTATCCTGAATTAACTATTGATAATTTCGGCGTAAATGGATGTATTGCATTATGGGATGATTCTGACGGCAAAGGTGCATACATACAAAAATGGGAATACTCAAAGTCAATTCCAACTGGTCTTAAATTAGGCAAATGAAGCCAAGACTATCCAAGTGCGCGATCCAGTTAAGAGAACAGATTGACGACACCTTCGGAGATCGAGATCGAACTTCTGATGGTTGGATCGGCGATACTCGACACAGCGCGCGCCCTTCAGATCACAATCCTGATGCTAACGGCTGGGTTCGTGCCATCGATGTCGATCGAGATCTTTCAGGCAAGGCTAAACCAGACCTCATGCCAGATCTTGCGGATCAGATTCGTGTCTTTGCAAAGTCTGATAAGTCAAAGCGCATCAGCTACATCATCTTCGATGGAAAGATCGCAAGCCCAATCCTTAAATGGAAGTGGCGCAAATACACAGGCATCAACAAACACACGCAACACTGCCATATCTCGTTTACGAAAGCGGCTGACCTTAATGGTGAGTTTCTTCAAATACCTATGATCGGGGGATCACAATGAAAGATCTACAAAACGCGTTAGGCTCATGGGGCAGAGCATTCTTGGTTGCAGTTATCTCTATGTACGCAGCTGGTGTCACTGAGCCTAAGGCTCTTATCGCCGCTGGTGTTGCATCGATCATTCCACCAGTATTGCGATACCTGGATCCTAAAGATGAACTCGGAAGAAAATGACACAGGGCGAGTTCTTTCAGCTCTATATTGCCACGCTTGTGACAATCGGTGGATTGGCTGGTTATGTGATCACACACTTACTCAGCGAGATCAAGCGACTCAACACACGCGTTGATGAGATTTACAACATACTTTTAGAACGCTAAAATAAACCATGGCTCCGCGCAAAGCAAAGGCATTAGAGGATCAAGGCTATACGCCCTTAGAAGCGTATTGCATTGGTCTTAATGAGTATTACAAGGCATTGCGCAAGGCTGGCTTTGCCACAGATATCTGCATGTCATTGCTGATGGATCCATATTCATATCCTGATTGGATTCTGCCTAAACGCATCAACGATAATCCCAGCAGAATGCCGGACTTTTATCCTGACGATGACGAGGATTAATGAAAAGAACCATCGTAGTTCCAGACTTACAAGTCCCATATCACGATGAAATAGCAGTTAAAAATGTTTCGAGTTTTATTAAAGCGATTCGCCCCGATGCTGTCGTTACTCTTGGAGATGAAATCGATCTCCCACAAATCAGCCGATGGACGGAAAATAAACCAGGCTGGTACGAGCAAACACTAGCTAGTGATCGAGACATGACGGTCAATGTCCTTTGGGAACTGACCCAGCATGCCAAAGAAGCCCACATGATCAGGTCAAACCATACTGATCGGCTTTACAACGTGATCATGAACAAGATCCCTGCATTCTTGTCATTACCAGAGTTGCGCTTTGAAAAGTTTATGAAGCTCGATGAACTGGGAATCTCTTATCATAAGAAGCCGTTTGCTATTGCTAAAGGTTATGTTGCAGTGCATGGTGATGAACAAGCCATTAAACCCACGCCTGGCCTTACAGCCCTAGAAGCAGCCCGTAGGCATGGGCTAAGCGTGATCTGTGGTCACACTCACCGCGCTGGCCAATCGGCCTTTACAGAGGCTTCTGGGGGCAAATTAGGGCGCATTCTGCGTGGCTTCGAGGGTGGACATCTTATGGACATTCGCAAGGCTGCTTACACTAAAGGCACAATGAACTGGCAACAGGCATTTTTGATTCTTGAAGAAGATGCTAAAGGTGTCCAGGTATCAATCATTCACATAGAAAAGGACGGGACATTTGCCGTTAACGGTCGAAGGTATGGACGATCTCGATAATCCGCTTAAGCGCGACATCGATGACCACATGGACGACGCAGAATTGTTACCGTTTCGTTATCAAAAGGTGATTGCTAAGTCCTAGGTAACCTGTACCTTAAGCCTTATCAGTCAACCGTTGACTCGATGGAAAGGGCTAAAATGAACACAGATCTTTATTTTTATCTAGTTATGTTAGCGTTTTTAGTTGTTGGCATAGCTGCTGGATATGGCATGGGATTCAAAGAAGGTAAAGAAGAAGGCTACGCACTCGGCCGTTCGGTCGCTCGACACACATTCTGGTCAGAGTGAAGGCCAGTGAAATCCTCGATGAAGCCAAGCAACTCCTCGTCGAGCGAGGTAGTGAGTACGGCGATTCAACTCTCAATCACATTCAAATCGCAAGACTCTGGAGTGTGTATCTTGACAAAAACATCGAGCCACACGAAGTCGCAATCTGTCTTATCCTCACCAAAATCTCGCGAATTAAAACAACGGCAAACCACCCAGACAGTTACAAAGACATCTGTTCGTACTCTGCAATCGCTGGCTCTATTACATCAACTGATTGGACAGACCTTGACAGTTACTAAGGCCAAGCCCGGTCAATGGTGTGATTACTGCAAGATGCGTTGGGGTCAAGATCACCCTAATGGCAAAGGCAAAACACTAGCTCTTTGGACTGTGGTAAGTCAGCATGCTAAGTCTAAAGGGATCAACCGACATTATTGCCAGCCTTGTGCTGTCTGGGTGTCAATCTGGCCAGATGGATCTCACTGGCCTTTAACCGAGCAAGCCGAGTTTTTAGTGAAGCAAGAGGAGATCGATCATGGCGTTTAACCTAGCTGATTATGAAACAGTCGAGAGCCGACTGGAAAAGTTTTGGAAGGAGTTTCCCGATGGACGGGTATCAACTGAATTGGAAGTTTGTGAAGCTCATAGATATGTTGTTAAAGCCTATCTCTACCGCACTTATCTCGACCAAGTCGCATACTCGACTGGGTTTGCTGAAGAGAAGGATTCTGATCGCGGCGTTAATGCCACTAGTGCACTTGAAAACTGCGAGACTAGTGCGATCGGCAGAGCACTTGCGAATGCAGGTTTTGCTACTAAAGGCAGACGGCCTTCCCGAGAGGAAATGGTCAAAGTATCAGTGGCAGGACGAAGCGGAAGCGCGCAACCTGAAAAACCAATCTTCAAAGAAAAGTTCCCAGAACCAGTAGCAGATGCCTGGACAATAGAAAACCCTAAAGATGTCCAAGAAGTCGTACAAGTCGAGGGTGCGCCTACTCTTAATTCAGCAATGAACTTATTAGCTGATGAACTAAACGCAAAAGAATTACCGCAAGCACCTAAGTGCCAGCATGGATCAATGATTCATAAGACTGGCACATCATCTAAGACAGGCAAGCCTTATGAAGGCTATACCTGTTCGGCCAAGAATCGGGCAGAACAATGCCCAGCGATCTGGTTGTAACTAATGGCTTCCCAGCATCGTAAACATAGGGGCTACCGCACTCAGAAGTGCGTCGCTGAGTACCTAAAAAAGTGGTTCCCTTATGCGGACAGTGCTGGGGCAGGTAGGCAAGGCAGTGATGTCACTGGTGTCCCGTTCGACATCGAAGTGAAAGCACGATCTGCCTTCCAACCGAAGGAGTGGCTGGATCAGACCCGTAAACGCTCAGATGGGAAGCTGAGTGTTGTGGTTATGAGATTCAATGGACAGGGAGAAGATGCAGCGGAATACGGTGCAATGCTTCGATTCTCAGATCTGGTTCAGCTACTCAATAAAGTCGATTACTCAGAATGGTTTCAAGAGCCAAGCCGATGCAAAGGCTGTGGCACCTGGCTAATTAATGCCGATTATTGTACGAAGTGTAAGGATCACAATGCCACTTTATGATTATGAATGCATAATATGCGGACAAACACAAGAGTTAGAACACTCAATGAGCGCAGCTGCTAACCCGGTGCTGCACTGTTCAACTCCCATGATTCGGGTATTCACCGCAACGCCAGCGATTTTCAAAGGTACTGGCTGGGGTAAGGATAAGAAATGAGCAATCCAGAAATGAGAACAATTCTTCAGGATTTAAGAGAACTAATTGCAAAAGAGATCGAATATAAGTTCATGCCGCTGCATGTTTGTAAAGAATGCAACAACATAGCCGAAGGTACTTTGGTTCAACGGATTGTCGCAGCCATCAGAGACGAGGACTAATGTCTATTCACTACAGATCAAATAATCGCAGCACTTTGATGATGTGCTGCCAAGAAGTCCAGTTCGAATACAGCTGTGCTTATTGTCAAGAGCCAATGGGTTGCTACTACTGTGCGTTCAATCTTGATGAACGACACGATTGTATGCAGGATTAGACACGCCCAAGATCATGCGTAAAACATCAATGGATTTGACACGACTGCTACGCTATAACTCGCTAGCGAGCGCCTGTGGGCGATTGCTCGCGACCGCGTGTTTAGCTATTGGGGCAGGTCTATTCATATATGAATCAGCACCCACAGAAGCAGTAGCAAAAGAAGTTAAACCTTTAACTATTAAAGAATATATTCAAAGCCACCTCACAGTTAAAACTTATGAGTGTTTAGATACTCTTGCTACTAAAGAGAGTAACTGGAACTTTAAGGCTAAGAATGGTAGCCATCATGGATTCTTGCAGGGTAGATCACAATGGTTAGCAACAGCTACTCCTGAAGAACAATACGATTGGTCTAGACGGTATGTCATTAATCGCTATGGTGAAACAGAGTATGATGAGCCAGACTTCTGTGCAGCTCTAGATCATTGGAAGAAACATTCATGGCATTAGATAAGTTAAACAGTAGAAGATATCGGTCACAGCGTGAGCGTGTGTTCATGCGTGATGGAAGAGTGTGTCAGATCTGTGGCACTGATCAAGGTGAGATGCACATCGATCACATAATTAGTCGTAAGTCCGGGGGAACACATGACCTCGACAACTTAAGAGTGTTATGCAAATCATGCAATCTACGCAAAGGATCCAAGAATGATGGGGTTTTTTTAGCACAAGCGGCTAC